ATTAATATGACAGAAAATTTTGGTTGGGAAGTAGAGTATGAACCACAAATAGAGGGTTTGTATGGATGGCTGCCAGATTTTTTAATTAAAGGTTGTGAGAGAGATATTTTAGTTGAAGTTAAACCTATAAGATCTTTTAAGGAATGGGAGAACCATCCGGATTCGGAGAAAGTAGAGGGGTCTGGGGTATTTGATTTTTACGAAAATAAACCAATTTATGACCTTTTAATTTTAGGGGCTACTGGTTTTTTAAAACCTGACAAATATTTTTCAGTATTTAATAAAAAAACTGTGATTGGTTTTTATTTTGATATGGGAGTTGAAAAACTCTTTGAAGATGAAAAGAAAATAAAACCAGGGATATCGCACATCAATATTTTTGAACCTGCTGAGTTGACATATTGTTTTGAAAATAAAAGATTTGGTTTTAGTGTTTGCCAAGGTCAGTGGCGTGATAGAATCAACAAAGAAAATTCGGATAAACCATATACTTTTTTTAGTCCAGACCACGACTGGTGGATGGATCGTGATGATCTTGGTGATGATCCTCTTTTATACAATGAACGTGAATATATTGATCAACCTTTCGAGTACGAACTTGGTCGTGAAGGTTTTATCAATCTTCTTAACTATAAATGGAATCAAATACATTCAAAATATCAATGGCAACCAACTAAATGAAAACAATTATCTTAGGTCCACCAGGTACCGGTAAAACTACGACACTATTAAATTTAGTTGATGACTTTATGAAGTCCGGCGTTGATGCAAAACGTATTGGCTATTTTTCTTTTACACGCAAGGCAGCACACGAAGCATCTAAGCGGGCAGCAGATAAATTTAATTTAGACCAGACCGAAGATTTAATTTATTTTAGAACTCTACACTCATTGGCATTTAGATTACTTGGTATAAAAAAAGAACGGGTGATGAAGACCGAAGATTACCGAGAGTTTGGTTTGAAAGTTGGCATACCAATTAAGATGTCATTCCATTCTGAGAACGACGGGGTGTTTAATTCTGACAATGAATATTTAAGATTAATTAATAAAGCACGCGTTACGGAGCGAGATTTGATGGATGTATACGACGATAACAGGCATACTATAGATGTCGAACGCGACACATTATTCTTATTAAATCAAGAACTTAAACGTTTTAAAGAAGAGAAAGGTATGATAGATTATGATGACATGTTGGAAAACTTTATTGAACAAGATGTATCTCCGTCTTTTGACGTATTATTTATTGACGAAGCACAGGACCTCTCACCTTTGCAGTGGCGAATGGTCCGGGCTTTATGGTCGAAAGCAGACAACACCTACATTGCTGGGGACGATGATCAAGCTATATTTAAATGGGCTGGAGCTGATGTTGATTCTTTTATCGCACTTAAGGAAGAAGTAGATAACATTAATACTTTAAACCAATCGTATCGTATACCTGGTGGACCAATACATAAATTATCACAAAGTATTATTGAACAAGTAAACAATAGATATGCAAAAGATTATTTACCAAGAAAAGAAATAGGTAAGCTACATCGCTACGCTGACATCTCACAAGTAGATATGTCAGAAGGTCAGTGGTTAGTATTATCACAAGCACATCATTTTCTTGATCCAGTTATGGATTTATGTAAACAACAAGGATGGTATTTTTCTTATCGTAACAAACCATCGGTAAATAAAAATTTATTAGCGGCAATACATTCCTGGGAACAGTTACGTAAAGGCGAATCACTAAACACAATACAAATAAAAAATATATATTCTTATCTTGGCGACAACGTGACGCGCGGCTATCGCACCGCGAAAACTTTAGACGTAGATTTAAAGTATAATCTTGAGACATGTATCGCGGATCACGGATTACAAACTGATAAACCTTGGCATGATTCATTTGCGGGGTTGAACACAAGCATGGAAATGTATATAAGGAACATGCTGGCACAAAAAGAAAACATCTTCAGAGAGCCACGTATCATTTTATCAACTATACACGGAGCAAAAGGCGGGGAGGCTGACAATGTCCTATTATTTCCTGATATTACTAAATCTGCTTTGGATCACAACGATCTTGATGCAGACGAGCTGCACCGGCTGTTTTATGTAGCAGTCACGCGTGCCAAAAAAGCATTATATATTTTAGAACCAAAAGATTATGAAAGGGCTTACCTATTATGAAAAATAAATTTGGCATACCTGGGTTTACTAAAGAAGGTTATTTTAAAAAATTAGTAGACGAAGGTATTGTTAACGACACCGTCAAGCTAAGTGATTTAAAAAAATTTGATGCGGTTGATTTTCCGGCACACTATAACCAAGGTGGTATAGAATGTATCGATGCTATTGCTAGCATGCAGGGCGACGGTTTTAAATATTATCTACAAGGCAGTGCGGTCAAATATATTTGGCGGCACGAACACAAAGGCAAACCTATCGAGGACTTAGACAAAGCAATCTGGTTCTTGAATAAACTGAAAGCACAATATGAATAAACCATTACAAATGCCAATGTTCAGTCCACAGACTGAATGGGTGCCACCGTTAAATTTACCAGACTTAAAAGAATACTCGGAGATCGCGATTGACTTAGAAACCAGAGATCCAAACCTTATGACTATGGGCTCAGGCTCAGTCAGGGGCGATGGTGAGGTGGTCGGTATCGCTATTGCTGTCGAAGGTTGGTCCGGGTATTTCCCGATAGCGCACGAAGCCGGAGGGAACATGGACCGCGCATTAGTGTTAGATTGGTTTGAAGAAGTTTTACACACCGATGCTACCAAGATATTTCACAACGCCATGTATGATGTTTCTTGGATTAGAGCATTAGGTTTCCAAATCCGTGGTGGCATTATTGACACTATGATTGCAGCAAGTTTAGTCAACGAGAACCGCTGGAGTTTTACCTTAGATTCTATTTCTAAAGAATTTATTGGCATGGGTAAGAACGAAAAGATTTTAGCAGAGGCGGCCAAAGCTTGGGGTGTCAACCCTAAAGCGGAAATGTGGCGATTACCCGCACCGTTGGTAGGTGAGTATGCCGAACGCGATGCTGAGGTGACACTAAAATTATGGCATGCATTACAACACGAGATTACCCAACAAGATCTGTGGGATGTGTTTAACATGGAGACAAATTTATTTCCGTGTCTAGTGGATATGAAATTTAAAGGCGTTCGGGTGGACGCGGAGAAAGCTGCGGCACTAAAGAAACAATTAACTAAGACCGAAAAAGATTTACACCGTGATATAAAAAAATTAATTGGGTTTGAGGTAGAGATATGGGCGGCATCGTCAATACAAAAAGCATTTGACAATCAAAAGATACCGTACGATCGCACTGATAAAGGCGCACCAAGTTTTACGAAAAACTTTTTAGCTACACACCCGCACGAGTTACCAAAACTAATTAACGAAGCTAGAGAAATTAATAAAGCTAATACAACTTTTATCGAGACGATTTTAAAACACGAACATAATGGTAGAATCCATAGTGACATCAATCAGATTAGATCTGATGATGGGGGTACTGTAACTGGTCGTTTCAGCTACAGTAATCCGAACCTACAGCAAATTCCAGCACGACACAAGGAGCTCGGCCCGATGATTCGATCTTTATTTATACCGGAGCAAGGTCACAAGTGGGGTTGCTTTGATTACTCGCAACAGGAACCGCGGATCGTGGTTCACTTTTCATCACTCTTAAAACTAGAAGGGTCATCCATGATTGTCGATCAATATAATAATGGTGAAGCAGACTTTCACCAGATGATCGCGGACATGGCTGGTATCGAACGGAAGCAAGCAAAAACTATTAACTTAGGTTTAATGTATGGCATGGGTAAAAATAAACTGATGGCCGAGTTAGGCTTATTAAAAGAAGCGGCGGAAGATTTAATTAAAACCTATCACCGCAAAGCCCCGTTTGTAAAAATGTTATCAGAAGCCGTGACACGACGCGCTGAGGACAGTGGTAAGATCCGCACGATCGGTGGTAGACTATGTCATTTTGATATGTGGGAGCCGCATGGGTACGGGATTAAGAAAGCCTTGCCGCATGCTGACGCCTTAAGAGAACACGGACCGGGGATTAAACGTGCGTTTACGTACAAAGCATTAAATAAATTAATCCAAGGTAGCGCTGCGGACATGACCAAGAAAGCAATGTTAGCATTGTACGAAGAAGGTGTCATACCGCATATACAAATACATGATGAACTTGACATCTCAGTAGATTCACCGGAGCAAATAGAAAAAATTATTAACATTATGGAAGACGCCGTACAACTAGAGGTGCCAAATAAAGTAGATTATGAAGAAGGCGATAGTTGGGGAGATATACATTAATGAAATGCTGGTCTTGCAATCACGAATTAATTTGGGGTGGTGATCACGACACGGAATGGGAAGATAATGATGAAGAACAACATATGGT